ACAAGTTCTTCTAAACGTTTCATTCGTCGAGCAAGGCTCAATGAAGGAGCCGAGGCAAACAAACTCGACAAGTCACACATTTCAATATCTAGTTCAAGATAAATATCTGCCAAATTGAGTGGTGCAGCTTCAGGTGTGCCATCCACTGCAAATCCAGCACAATGTGAATAACATTGACGTTGGTTTCCTGCTACATCACCATAGTTAAATAAACCTGCAGTACCATCTGCACTTCGCATAAAAAATTCCCTATCTTTATTAGTGCGAAATGGTATAATCCAATGCGGAGTCCATACTGGTACAGTCGCACTGCCATACATTTGTGTGACAGTCAACTTAGGTGGATTAGCAGTAGCTGTGGTGCCACCTGAGGTTTCAAAATATTCAGGTTCATCCATCGAACCAAATGTAACACTCCCAGGTGTATTGGTAGGTACTTTCGTATAACCATGCAGTCGCATTCCCATAACAAAATACTTCTGGAATAATGCTGCAATTGTAGCAAAAGGACAACCCGAAACGTAGACTTGATTTGCGGGATTAAAATACCACTGGCCGCCATTATTAGTGACGCCAAGAGTGGTAGTTATTGGAAATAGCAAAGCGCCAAAGGCGTCAATTTGCAATACTCCAAGAAAATAACGAACAACCATCCTCATGCAATTATAATTACGCGAGGATACAAAACGATAGGAAGCCCCATTCACGACATAACCCATAGATGAGGGAGCAGTAAGGAAAGTTGAATCCTTATCCATTCCCCTCCTATTTTTGGGTTTTTTCATTTTCTTCTTGGCGATTCTTTGAGTATTAGTCTTGAAACGCCCAGAACGTCGCGGTTTCTTACCAGCCTTACGCTGTGGTTTTCCTTTCTTTTCCTTAGACGACATTTTATTTCCAGGCAATGGTCCTTTAACATTACCTGAAACAAGTGGTACCGTTGGGTCCACAATGGATTTTATTCCTGAATAAATTCCGGACAAAACAGCACGACCTGCCAAGTCTATTGGTTGGTAGACCTGGCTAGAAACGTATTGTTTGTCCAAAGGACCTTTCCGCATGTCATCGTAATTAGCGCCTAATCTTTCTGAAAAGGCGGTAAATGGATCCAAAAAAGGATTTTGATACATTTTTATTTTTAACAATTGCCAAGCAATTAAATGGGTTTAGGACTTTCTCAACATAAAAATTAAAATTATGTGCACAATCATCATTAATATAATTCAAAATTGTTGTGCAATTAAAAGGTCCGTTCCTATACTTATTGATGTCTTGTTCAATTAAGAACTGATCGTTAATTGAAATCCCAAATACTGAATTCATCAATTCCCTAGTAGCAAAGGGAATTGGACGCGACACAGACTTAATTCTAATAGCATCACGAATTAAATTTTGATGGTAACTATCTTCTGTCTCATCAATTATTGGTAAATAACCAGATGTAGACTCCAAAAATTTCACGGCATAAGGTTGTACAATTGGACAACCCGAAAATTGGTAAAGTAAACTCATAGCTCTCGCCCTCAATAGTCCTTTTTTGATATAATTGGCACTCTTAAAATATTTCATATTCATCCATGCAAAGTTTAAAATTACTTTAATTGGGTCAGTAATGACAACTAAGTGATTGATATCAAAAACTTGTCCACAAAATGACGCCAAAGAAACTGACGTCAAATATGTCATTTTGACCTGGAATCCCAAATTCATCACAAAATTGGAGTCGATGATTGGCCCATCGTAAGTACAGACACAGTCATCTCCTTCAACGAAAATTCGAACATTTTTACACT